GAGACAGAGCTGCCGCCGTCGTATGCGAGGCAGAGGGCGAGACGATCCAGGTCGCCGACTCCTCGGCTGACCCGCTCATCGGTCTGCGCCTCTTCGGCAAGTCCACCCAGGACGGCACGCCGACACCTGAAGCACCGGTCGAGATCGTGAGCGCGAAGGCGCCGGTCGTGACGGTGTGCGGGAAGAATTTGTTGTACGCTACAGAAAGCAGGACGCCAACGATGGCGAACGGCGTCACATTCACCAGCACAATAGGCTCGTCCGAGTTTGTATTCGGTGGGAACCGAACAAGTGCAAGCGCCGCGTCGGGCTTCCTCGTCCGTTCGATGCCTTTATCCCGAGGCGTGTACACTCTGTCCGTCGCCGGGCTCAAAGACGCGGACTACATAAACGTCAAAAAGCTGAGCGGCGAGCAGCGCTATCTCTTCACTATGGCAACACCTGAAAACCCCAAAAGCTTCACACTCGACGAGGCCTCCGAGGTGGGCGTGGAAGTTATCGTAGGCGCGAATAGCTCTTACAATAACAACATCGTTAAAGTGCAGATCGAAGTGGGCGAAACCGCTACGGAATACGAGCCCTACAAGGAAGCGCAGACCCTCCGGCTCACCACGCCGACAAGCCTGCCCGGCATCCCGGTCACGTCCGGCGGCAACTACACCGACGCGAACGGTCAGCAGTGGATATGCGACGAGGTCGACCTCGCGCGCGGGGTGTACGTGCAGAGAATATATCCGGCAGTGTTTGACGGGACAGAAACGTGGGCGGTGAGCAGCGCGTGTGAGATGGCAAAGGCGTTCCCCTACCCCAAAGCGACCGTCGGTATGAGCTTTTGCTCTCACTATACGCGAGGGGTATTTGATGGCGGTTATTGGTTCGGTAGCGTAATCAATATTCGAGATATGATGCACGGGGTATCTTCTGAAACGTGGCACGCCTGGCTTGCCGAGCAGTACGCAAGCGGAACACCGCTCACCGTTCTGTACGCCCTCGCCACTCCCATCGAGACACCCCTCTCCACCGAGGAGATCGAAGCCTACAAGGCTCTGCTCGCTAACAAGCCCACCACGACCGTGCTGAACGATGCGGGCGCGTGGATGGCTCTCGAGTACGCAGCAGACCCGAAGACCTACATCGACAATAAAATCGCGGCACTTCTCGCCGCTAAAAATTAAGGAGGCACACCAACATGACAAAAGAAAAAGCTATCAAGTGGATCAAGGCCGCCGGAGTGCGTGCCATTAAGACCGTAGCACAGACCGCTCTCGCGACCATCGGCAGCGGTGCGGTGTTTATGGGCGACGTCAACTGGGTGATGGTAGGAAGCGCGGCAGTCCTTGCCGGCGTTCTCTCCCTGCTCACCAGCGTGGCGGGCCTTCCTGAATTAAAAGACTAAAAAAAAACGGACAGGGCTCTCGGGCTCTGTCCGTTTAACTCTATAAATTCAATACAACATAACACAGCAGACGAATGTGGAGTATCAAGCTGTATTGAAGCTGCAAAAAAATATTACAGCCTCAAGAACACCTCCAGCTTGATGCCCTTGCCTTCCCTCGGGCCGTGTTTTCCGCGCCCTGGCTCTCCTGTGAACTCGATGCGCTCGATGATAGCCTTGAGCACCTTGTTGACCTCTGTGGTGCTTGCCTCCGGGTCGTGCAGCGCTGTGATAGCCGCCTCGAGAGCTACGACGCGCTCGGCGTAGTTCACAGACTTCGGCATCACAGACCTCGCGAGGTATAGCTGCTTCTCGCACTCTTCCATCTTCGCGCGGAGCTGGGCGTTCCGTCGGTCGAATAGTTCCTGCGTGTACTTCTTCGTCTCGAGCAGTTCGTACTGATGATCCTCCTGCTCGCGGTAGTCGTCCATCTGCTTCTTGAGCTTCGCGATGATGCGCTCCTGCGTCTTCCGGGCGTTCCCCTCATCGTTCTCGACCTTCGACCTCAGCGCGGGCAGTTCTGCCTCTTCCAAAGCTATGCGCAGGGCATCCAGTACGGTGTCACACTTGACAGACTTGAAGCACTGCTTCCGTCCACGTGCCGGGCAGAAGTATCTCGCCCCGCTGGGTAGCGGTCGGCGGTCCATCATATAGCCGCAGCAGCTGCAACGAAGCAAACCGGCGAGCACGTTCGACAGCTTCCCGTCGTCACGAAGGCGCGGAGCGTTCTGCACCTTCTCCTGGGCTCTCTCCCAGAGTTCCCGGTCGATGATGGCGGGGTGCTTACCCTCTGCGATGATGACGTTCTCCGGCGCTGATTTTAGTCTCCGCTTTTTTCGCTCACCGTTCTCCATCACGGTAGTGGTCGGGCGGGAATTGTAGACGACCTTCCCGGCGTAGTGCTGGTTCCTTACCATACGGCTGAGGACTTCCTTGTGCCACTTGCCGCCCTTCGGTGCAGGTATGCCCATCTCGTCGAGCCTCTGCGCCATCTTGTACCAGCTTATGCCCTCGTTGACATACCACTCGAAAATCATGCGCACCACGTCGGCGTTATCGTTCGGCTCGAGGGTGTGATCCTTGCCTATCTTGACCTTATCGTAGCCATACGGTGCGTTCTGCATAATGAAGCAGCCGCGCTTGACGGCGTTCTCGCGGCCACGCTGGAGCACGTCCTTCACGTAGTCCTGGTAGTCACTACCGCGAAGCAGCTCGTCCTGGAAGTACCGGCGGTCCCTCTTGACTGATAGGTCGAAGCTATCCCGCGGTGTTATAACGAGCGTGTTCGTATAGCGGAAGTCGTTGACTATTCTGCCGCAGTCGGTCAGGTCGCCGCGGGAGAGCCTGGGCGGATCGACGACGAGCACGCCGCGCACGTTCGGGTCTTCTATCCTTGCCAGCACCTTCAGCATCTCAGCCCGGTCGTCGATAGACTCGGAACTTCCTATCTCTCGGTATATATTCTCCTCGGGGATGCGGCCGCCGAATAAGCGCAGCGCAAGCTCCTGGAGGTCTCTTTCGTGCTTAGAGAGTACCTCTTCGACTGTCTCGTTCGGGTCGTCCTTCCGGCTCTTCCTCAAGTATATGAGGTACTGCTCCCACAGGGCGAGGTGCCCTGCGTTTTTATATGTTCCCATCTTGATGCTCCTCTCGTTGATGTAATATTTTAATAATTTACTATTGTATTGCAACACTACAAAATTTTTGCTATTCTAATATAGTACATGGAACAGACGTTCCGCCCCGGGAAAGGAGCCAATATATGACCGAACTCGATCATCTAAAGACCCACATCATCATAGCAGTGCAAGCGTCAAACGACGCCGACCTGCTTGACCTCATTATGAAGCTACTCATCACCGAGACCCAAGTGCAGCCAGGAGCTGCGTGATACTCGCATAATCTGCGGGCGCAAGACCTGCCAACCTTGACACAGACTCGAAGAACTCGGGGTCTCGTCTCATTCTTACGACCAGCTCAGCCAGCTGGTCATTTTTTACGGCCGACTGAGTCCGAGCCTTCGGTACGTCATACCCACCGAGCCACATCTCGCTGACCCCTAAAGCCGCGGCGAGCTTATGCGCCGCATCCATACGAGGCTCAACCTCTCCGGAAAGATAGCGGCTAATGGTGCCACGGTTCAAGCCTGTCTCTCTCACGAGGTCCGCCTGCTTCTTGCCTGCCGCTTGCATCGCCTCCTTTATTCTGTCCTTTGTTAGTGCTACGCGTTCGTATTCCTTCATATAGTAAGCACCTCCTTTTTGGTATATTATAGCAGAGTCGTTGTTGAAAAGCAACGATTTTTACAAAAATTATTGCAAAAATGCAAAAATCATATTGACAAACGAAATTTTTTGAATATAATAATACTTGAGAGTTGCAACCTTGCAACAAAAAACGACAAGAAAGGAGGATAGACTCGTGGGCAATACTGAAAGATATGCGCCCCTTTGCAACGCGATCCGCCAGAAGTTCCGAACGCAGAGAGCCTTCGCGGAAGCTATCGGGGTAAACCCTTCCACCCTCAGCTCTAAGCTGAACGGTAAGGCATCGTGGACCTTCGGCGAAGTGGCGAAGAGCTGCGAGGTGCTCGGCATCCCTCTGGCGGAAGCGCCGGACTACTTTCCCGCTAACTGATGCGGTTATTTTTTTCGACAAAAAGTTGCAACCTTGCAACAAAAATCGACAAAGGAGGAAACCGTGAACACCTGGACTGCATCGCCCGAGCATCCGGGCTATCGGACTAAAACCCTCAAAAGAGGAAACTGCACCATAGTGGTGCATCGCCCAGAGCTGACCGACAAGGAACGCGCCAAGCGTGAGCGCATCGTCGAGTCGGCGCTATCAAGCTACGGCAAGACCGAAGCTATACATAGAAAGGAAACAAAAGCATGAACAACATCAAAGTCACCGTCGAGCTCTGCCCGGAAGACCGCGCAAGGATCGACAAACTCACCAACGTACTGGAAGCGAGGATCGCGCAGGTGGAGTACCGCATCGACAACGGCAGTCTCACCGAAGAAGCGCCCGACGACATCAACAAGATGCTCGAGAAGGCGCTGAACGTGCCCACCGCAGAGAGCCCGAAAAACGCCACAGAAGCGCCTGAAAGTTTAGACCACCCAACACTCGACCCCTTCCCCGAACAGCCCACGGCTAAAGCGGAGGCAAGCGAGGCGCCGGTAGAAAAGGCAAAGCCTACCGTCACGATGGCGATGCTCACCAATAAGGCGCTGACACTCTCGGCAAACGGCAAGAAGGACCAGGTCAAGGAGATAGTCCACGTCTACGCGCCGAAAGTGACCGCACTGCCCGAGGACAAGTGGGCGGAGGTCTACGAGAAGCTCACCGCGCTGGAGGGCTAACCGATGAAGGAGAAAAAAGTCATATACATAGCCGGCCGCATCACAGGCGTGCCTAAGTACTGGGAAGCCTTCGAGAAGGCAGAGGATGAGCTCACCGCGATGGGCTTCATCGTACTCACCCCGACAAGACTGCCCTACAACCTCAGCAACGAGAAGGCGATGAAGATATGCCTCGCGATGATAGACCAGGCGGACGCGGTGTACTTCCTGCCCGGCTGGAACCAGAGCGTCGGCGCCAACCTCGAGATGGCCTACTGCAAGTACACCGGCAAGCCCTACGTCACGAGGATCGAGGGCCTGGAGGTGTTGAGATGAACTGGACAGCGGTCACTATTACAGCGATTATATGCGTCACTATCTTCTCTATCATCTGGCTGGCCTGCACGGTAGACGGAGGTAAAAAGAAATGAAGGAAATAAACCACAGCGAGAGAGACCACGCGCTCCTCAGCGCATCCAGCGCGCACCGCTGGCTCGCCTGTCCGCCCTCGGCCGTAGCTGCTGAGGCGTACCCCGACCAGGACACCGACTTCACCCGAGAGGGCACACTCGCCCACGAGGTGGCGGAGAAGGTAGCACGCCAGAGGCTGACGGGCGGAGGCGAGTACTCCGACAAAGAGGCAGGCGTCACCGGCGAGATGGTAGACTGCGCCAACGCATACGCCGA